TCAAGCTGGAGATGATCTCGAAGAATACAAGGATTTAATCAGCCCGATTAGCGAGGTTATCGTGAATTTTGTAATAGCCGATGCCATTAATGAGTTAGGCATCTCAATTCAAGGATCTCGGATTCTTCTGAAGTTCAGGGATAGTTCTACAGAAGATACCAATGGAATGAAGGCTGTTAGTGAGAATACTCTTGATAGACTTTCAAAAAACTACAAAAACCTAGCGGCACTGGCCATTACTAAGTTGAAAAATCAGCTAGACGGAGCTGATATCGGCACCTACCCCATATATGAAAGCTCGGAATGCGGCTCATATTCAGTGATACCGGAGATTGAGCCATACACATCCTCATCTTCCAATGGAATTATGCTATGAATGAATCAATGACTTCTATGGTTTTTTCAGTTCTGATGAAATTGTTTTGGATTGTTCTTGCTTTTGCAGGCTCTTTTTTTGAACCCATAACTTCATTTTTAGGAATAACTCTATTGTTAGTCTTTGCAGATCTCTTTACAGGTATATGGGCTGCAAAAAAGAGGAAGGAGAAGATAGATTCAAAGGGAATGAGGAAATCTACATCAAAGATTATAGCCTATTTCCTTGCAATTGTTTTATCCAGATCAATGGAGTTGGTTTTTTTTGATGGCACATGGGTAGAGGAACACATCCCAATTACTTACATGGTTTCTGGATTTATTTCAGCGGTAGAATTTCAGAGTAACATTGAGAATATAGGCGAGATCACTGGGATTGACATTTGGTCTCAATTAAAGAAAAAACTTTCCACCCTGTTGAAAATTAATAAAGATGAAACTAAATAGAATTTTTAATCCAGGCTCGCTTATTATGTTGATTTTGGCTATTTGGATGTTATATAAGAACCTTCAACTCCGCCAGCAGCAATCCCTACTGAATAATTATAATATTTCTCTAATTCAGGACTCCACAGCTTTTTCAAGGGAAGTATCAAAACTAGGGGACACGCTCGCAATTCAATCAGAAATGCTTCTTTCTGAATCACAAGCAAAAAAGATACTTTCAGAGGAGCTCGCTTATTTAAAAAAGGTAAAGAGCAATGTGAAAATCATTACTAAAACCGAAATAAAGGAGGTTCAGATTCCAGCTTTATCCGAGCCCATTTATATCGAAAATGATCTTGACAGCTTCATGAAGATTCCTCAATCCTACAAAGATTCTACAGATTATTTCTCTTTACATGCCACTCTTAATAAATCTGGGCTGAAGATTAACTCCTTAAGCATTCAAAACAGAAGTTCGATCACTTTAGGTCTTCAAAAGAGGGGTTTTTTCAAAAGTTCTGAGCCGGTTGTAACCGTTACCCACTCTAATCCTCTAATAAAGACTATAGGAATGAACAATGTAACAATTGACACTTCCAAGCCATTTTATGAAACAAGGACCTTTAACATTGCTGTAGGGGCATTGATTGGGTATGGAATAGCCAAATGAATGAATAACATTGAAATTCAAATAGGAGTTAGAGGGGGAAGTGTTTTGGATTATACATTCCAAGTTCCTGAAAAATGGGAAGAGGTTTCACATAAGCAACTCCCATCACTCATAAAGCTGGCCATTAAACCTATGGCCGATATTGACAAGATTCGAGAGGTTTTAAAGGCTTACGGATTTAAAAAAAGTCTAACAAAAAAGCTTTTTCTTTTTGAAATGAGAGAGGTTATGAAGCTTTTCTCTTGGCTTAATGAGGAATGGAACGATCCGAGGTCTTTAGTCCCTAAACTAGGATTATTCAAGGGTCCAAAGGATTACTTATCGGGCCTCCAATTAAACCAGCTGCTACTTGCTGGAATACATGCTCAAAACGCTGATAATTTCCAAGAGGAGGGAGATCTGAAGAATTTGAGAAAAGAGCTTAGAAGTCTTACGTCCACGCTTTACACCCCGCTCGGATTAAAATATTCTTACACATTTTCTAAAATGTATAGCCCTTTGTTTCGATTATTCCCTATGTGGAAGATTCAGGCCGCATCCATCTCATTCCGAGCTCAAAGGCTTTGGCTTAAGGATCATTTCCCAGCCTGTCACTCAGGAGGAGGGGAGGAAGGAATAAGAGATTTTGGTCCTTACGGGTTAGTTGTAGATCTTGCTGGTCAGGAATTTGGAGATGTGGATAAAGTTAACAAGACAGATATAATTTATGTTTTCACCAAATTGGAGAAGTTAGCCTTACAAAAAAGAGATAACAAATGACCATTCAACAGAGCTGGATCAATTACTTAAAACAGTTGGCCTCAGAGCACAAAGAGATTAGACATCTTGATTCAAAAAGAGAAAGGTTCTCATATAATCTGAAAAAGCATTCTCAGCAGATATTTTCTAATGAAAAACAGATTGTGCTGCAGCATGATGACCTTTCTGGATCAATGAGAGGGCATGTTGATGATTTAATACCTGTTTTAAATGCTGGATTTGTGGTCTGGGTAGCATTCAACAACGACTCAGTAAAAAGTGAAATGGACGCTTTTGAGAAAAGTTTTAAGATAGGTTCGGAGATATTATCAAGAATAATTTATGACGCATCTGAGGGATGCTCTCCATTCCATGCTGTTAACCCATCGGCTATTAGTTTCAGACAAGTGGGACCCGAATCCCATAACTTCTGTGGGTATTTGATAAAATTCCCATTGTCTCTTATAGATTCAGACATTAATATAGAACACAATCCAGATCAATGGCAATCATAATCAATTCCCAACCAGAGAAGATATTTCTCTCTAAAAATCCAATTGTATTTAGTCTCTCTACTGAGAACTATGTAATAACTCAGGGAGTTAAATCTCAAAAGAGAATTGATTTTTCTATTGAGACACCTTCCGATGGAGATCAAATGAATCTAACGGCCCCGGGGATGGAGTTTGATGGAGTAACTGGAGATGATATTACATGGACTTTCTCCACCACTCCAGATGATTCAGGAACACAGCTCCCATCTTTCCCAGGAGGAAGTGTTACATCATATGTTCAGGATCTGATTCTTTACATGATGATGAACCCAGCCTTTAATCGTTCATATATTGCCTATTGCGATGGCTTTCAAGCAGTAACAGTGAGAGCATTGGAAGAGGGCGATCAATGGGATCAAACATGGATATTTACTGGGTTCACCCCTTCTACAACCCAAGATATATCAGGGGCAAATGGGGTTTTTGAGGAGGATTACCAAGTAAGAGCAAGGGTAACTCTGGACAAGGGCTTTGGAGAGCTAATTATAGGGGAATATGAATACAAGATCCCAAATGCTTTTGGAGATTTAACATGGGACTTTTCCGATACAGTGGATAGACTTTTACCTGTGGACTGGATGGACGTTCCCACTCTGGTTGATAGTTTTAATTTTATAAGCCCTCCAGATTCTGGACAAGTAATAATGAATGTTGAATTCATGGAATATTTTGGACCGGTACCATACAATAACCCCACAAAAACCACAGATCACTTCAGGGTGTTAAAAGGAGGTTTCAAAAGCTATGATAAATCAGCCTCATTGATTTCAGAATTTCATACTGCGAATCGATTCATGACTTGGAGAGAGGATGGAGTAGAGATATTCCAAGATTCTAGAAACTGGCTTCACTTCTTAAATGTGGACCCTTTAGAGTCCATCTCCAATCTTTACTTAGGAGTAACCATTATTAATGTTGGTGGTACTGGAGTATCAGTAGATCCTCTTTCTTCTTTTTCAATGAATTACGCGCTGCTATATTTGAATAATGGGATATATTCAATTCCTTGTGGGTATGATCAGCTAAGATTGAATCTTTTCAACCCGGGCCAAACCCCATTGAAATATACTATTCAGGTTTATGATAATGGAGCCAATACGATAGCTGGCCCATTTACATTTTACGTAAAAAAACCAAGCAAACTAAAAGCTTCGCTGCTATACTTTAATTCCTTTGGACGTCCAGAAGAACTCTCTCTAGACGGGGAACAAATCCTATCATCAGAAGGGAGTTTTAACACTTTACTTCTTCCAGAGAAAATGTCTCCGCAGTCGGAAGATTTTACTGATGTTGACTACAATCACAGAGTTAATTCAGAACTTATACTTAGCACTGGAGCATTAAGGAAAAGCGACTCTTTAGCGCTAAATGAAATTCTTCTTTCTCCAAGGTTATGGCTTCTTAATAAGCAGGGGGCAACCTGGAATAAATATGCTGTTAGGCTAAAAGAAACTTCTTTTAGAAACGGTATAAAGGATTTTGGAGCTACCAACACACTTCCAGAAAGACTAACGCTTCAATTCAACGAAGAAAGATCTTTCTCTAAAATCAACCAAGCATGGGGGTAGAGATTTCAGTTATTAAGGATGGGAGAGAGCTTTTTTTAAATCTACCTCCGGATATTTCAGCTCAATTCCAGCAAAGGAGCCCAGTTTTTGAATTTAACAAGATACCAGGAGCATATTCTTTTCAAATTGAGTTCCCCGCTCAACGCAATGAGTTAACTCTTGGTTTTCAGACTAGCGATTTCGTGAGTGATGATGCTGTTTTTTTGGAAAGTAGATTCTACCACAATGGATCTATAAAGTACAAAGGGAAGCTTCTAATAGAAAGAATTAGAAAGATGAGGAATGGTGATGAAATAGAGAGCTCCTTTGTTGTAAATGGATGGGCGGCTTTAATTGAAGGGTTGTCAATTCGAGATGTTTGTAATGAAATTATAGTATTAGGGTCAGACTCTTCGATTATGGCAGCTGAAGCAAAGGCCTTATCGCTTCTCACTTATCCAAATTCAAAAGTATTTTTCTCTCCATTTATTAATGATAGGCACTATTCAGTAGACAATGAAAGCTATCAGGGAACGGAATTCAATAGCTATAACCAAAGTTCTCAATCCTTTAGGTTTAATACAAATGGCACTACATCTTATGGGCTTTCACCCTCTGTTTACATGCTGGAGGTATTGAGAAAATGCTTTGAGTTTTTTGGATATGAAGTTCAAGGGAATGCCTTGGAGGACCCTCGGTTTCAGAAAATATTAATTGATGGATTGACCGCCCTGGATGATGTTGGAACTCAAGAGAGCGCTCTTTTAACTGTAGGTCAGGACTTCCTTTATGATTTCCAAAATGGTTCTCCTCCTAATTTTAATGACCATCCTTATGATACAATTACACAAGACTTTACTGCCGCGGGAGTAAACCTAGCCAACAATCAATTTTATACTATGGCCTCATTTGGGTCATACACTTTTGACTTTACCATTGTATTAGGAGATGTTGATGGTCCTCTGGATATTAGGATTAATCATCCAGAGTGGAGCCAATTCCCACTTTTAGGATATTCCGGCACGGGTAATGAAACAATTCAATTCTCGATCAGCCTCAATTTTACTGGATTTGGATTGCAAGTAGGCGCGTATTTTGAAGCGAACACTCAATTCGGTTCAGCTGAGATACTTGCGGGATCTTCTTTAAGGATTTATCCAAATAATCCAGACTTCGCAAATTCCAATAGATGGCTGGGAGAGTTTAGGCTAGGAGACTGCCTCCCTGATACTTCCATTAAGGACTTTATAAAGGATGTAAGGAAATTAGGGGTGAATGTTTTTTTTGATGACATTTCACAGATCGCTCATTTTATCACCAATCAAAATATACTTTCACAACCTTCTCATCCAATCGATGAAGTTTCAGAGGAGAACGAAAGGGATATCATGGAAGCCAGAAAGCTCACCATTAATTGGGATGGAGATGATATAAAAACATCAGGGCTGCGTAATCTTGGGAGTGTAGATCTTTTATCGGAACTACCTCCACCTACACCGGGAAGTTTGATCCATGTTTACCAGACTGGGAATTATTACATCCCAAAACTCAATGAGGCTGAGGATGGATGGGATTGGGTGCTTTTGGGGCAGAAAGTTATTGGAGTTACTACAGGAGAGGGCAGGGTGGAGAATGTAAAAGCCAAAGGAAAATTACCACTGATGGATGTGATTGCAATGGATTCTGAAGAGGTTTTAACAAGATCTCACAGTTCTGAGGGAGCTTCAACCTGGCAAGAACAGGGTTTGAAAGATTATCCCTTGTTCTTTTCTGTCGCGCATGGATTTCAAATGGGGTCGGTTGGATTATACCCCCACTCATCACCTTATGAATTCAATTTTGAGGCCTCTGAATCCTCTGATTTTTCTCTACTTTTTGAAAGAGCAGAAATAGGACTATATGATATTTATTGGGCTAACTATGTTAGAAAGCTCTACGGATCATCAAGAACTACTGGTAAAATTCTATTAAAAGAATCAGCAAATGAGCTTCTAAGGAAGAAAGTGTTTTATCAAAATGTTACTTACATTATCGAGAGATTAATTCCAGAATTCTCAAGAAACAACGTAGTGGAAGCAAAGGTTGAGCTAAGGAAGATTGGATTCTAGACTATGGATTGATTTTTGATGTAGTTTAGGAAAAATTTATATTGAATCATGAAAAATCTTCTACTTGCTCTATCCATTGTTTTGGTATCACCTGCATTACTGTGTCAAACCCTATCTCTTAACTCCATTAAAAACACAAGAACTTTTAACCAGGGATTCTCTCTTGTGGCGGGTTCAGTTCTAACGGGTATTGTCTATGCTCATCAAGATATCTCAGCTATACCGCTTTTAATTTCTGGAGCTGGTGGTTTATCAATGATGGTTTTAGGCTCTGAGAGGCAGAAAAAAATAACCGATAGAGGTTTTAATGATCAAAATCTGTGGCTAGATCCATCTATCATGCGGTCCAAAAGAAATCAATCAGGTTGGATGATAGCTTCTTTGTTTTACGGTCTTTCCATGTTTGCCTTATCACAGGATTGGAACTCCTCAGCACAATCCATCGGAATTGTTCTTACTGGTAGTTTTACCCTATCTCTTGTGGCTAAAAGCCTGAAAAAGAACCCCTGAGCTTCTTCTGAAGTACGATAAAAATTGAATTTAAATACGAAAATACTTTCGTTTTCTATATCTTGTGGCTGGTTTTACAGCCTGATGAGGCTGGTTAGTAATTTTTCTTAATGCAGATTCCCCAAGCTCTCTCACTGTTTCAGTGACCTTTAAGCAGGTTATTTCCTCACTCTTTCCGAAAACGTTCGGAGAGTGGGAGGGATTGGGGATTCATTCAATAAATCTATGATGAGCTCAGCCTTAATTATTCCTCAAGAAAATAGAATCAAAATCGTAGATAACTTCTTTTTAGATGAGCTTCTTCATCCAGATATTTATTTTGCCGTAAAAGATCCCATGCGATTCTTAGACATGAGAGTTGTTCTAGGAATGCAGTTTGTAAGGGATAAAGCAAAAACTCCCTTTACGGTGAATAATTGGGCAACTGGAGGGAAAAGGGAATTCTCAGGGATGAGACCTATGCACACCACAAAGGGGGCCCTTTTTTCCATGCACAAATTTTGCAGAGCCTATGATATTATCTGCAAAGGAGGGCCAGATCTACTGCATCAGATAATTAAAGACAATCAAGGGGAGTTAATTCAGTCGGAAAGAATTACAAGAGTTGAGAATATCTCTCATGCCCCAACCTGGACACATATAGATAACGCATGGACGGGAATGGATTCAGTCTATTTTTTTAACCCCTAATAATTTACTAATGAGTAAAATGAACAGACTTCTACTGCATATAGCGCCATTTTTAATGATGGGCTCTATGAGTGGTAATGGGATTGGTGGATCTCCGGATAATAAAAAAGTAAAGTTGAGCCGATCGAGTAACAACAAAGAGCTTGGACTAAATAGTTCTTTAACAGATCAACGCAGAATATATGGTGGGAGAGGTTTGAAGCTATGGAAATTGGAGGATGGATCTGAGGTTTGGGCTTTGAATTTGAAAAACGCGTGGAGGAAAGGAGAGAAGAAGTTGGGTGTGATCTCCATGCCAAGACTTATTTATTCAGCTCACTAGACATGGTATTGACTATCCTCATCCTCATTCTATTTTTTTCTATCTGGACTTTGATTTTTGAGGCCTTCGCACACAGTTTTATTATTGATGGTCTCACGAGATGCGGACAGCCAAAAAAAGAGAATAAGCTTTGGCACATCTTCTTTTTTTCTATGTGGACCTGTCTTGCTTTAGTTATTCTTTTGATGGACTTTTTAGTGGAAGGGTTTTCTCTTTGGAAGATTGTTGTTTTTCTGGCAACATCTAGGCTATTTGTTTTTGCATCTGTGTTGAATCTGCTTAGAGGGAAAGAAATACATCATTTAGGGGCCGACTTTATTGATTCCGCACTGCAAAGAATAGGAGAAAAACCCGCATTTATTATTAGGGGTCTAATCTGGATCTCATCCATCATCTTGATTTTTATTCCATGAAAAAATTGCAAATCATTCCTTTATCCTTTGGAGCCATCTGCGTTATAGGTTCTTTTTTTTACTTATTCTCAGGAGAGGATTCCCTGGTGTTAAGGTTGGGGTCTGTTATTTTCTTTTCAGTTGTTTTTGTGCTAGGGTTATGGGCAGCTAAATTCATCAACCTTAGAAAAAATAAAGATGAGTGAAGATGAAATAAGAAAATCGCTTTTTGGGTGCGCGCTGGTTTGTGCAAGTTCATTTATTCTAATCATGCTGATGCTTTATCTAGCTAGATGATGGAAAAAGATAGGAAAGGGTATTTGGTAGACAGGGCTTATCTGATCTTGGGTATCTTGTGTATTGCTTTGGGTGTTCTGCGAATCGTTTTTATTTACTACTCATGAAGAAAAGGGGACTTTTAATATCCGGAGGAGGCACAAAGATATCTGGTCATGCAGGGTTTATATCTGCTTTTGAAAGGATGGATATTAAGTTCGACTCTGTTGCCGGAGTTTCAGCTGGGGCAATTATTGCACCGTTTGCAGCGGGAGGGAAGGTTTTGGAGAATAGTGATCTATTTAAGTCCATAACACCTAATCTATTTTGGAAAAAGAATCCTTTCAGTAAAAGAGGAGGTCTTTCAGGATTTGCGCTTTGGCAAATCTTAAGAAAGAAAGATCATTTAGGGGATTTTTCAAATTTGAAAAAAACACTGAAGGAGCACTTTCCAATTGAAGAATATATCCGATTGAAAAAGGAGGGAAAAGGCATATATGCGGAATCGGTTGATTTTGATACCGGATCTGTTATATTAGATAGCAATTGGATGCACACATACAGAAAATTCATAGATGCTATTGTTGACTCAGCATCAATTCCTCTTTTTAGTGATGTAACTTCTGGTGCTGATGGTGGCTTGAGGAATCATCTTCCTATTAAATCGCTTGAGAAAATGGGTGGAATGGAAGAACTTTTCTGTCTTTACTCCAGACCAGAAGATTTATCTGGAATACTTGAGCCTTATAATCCTAGAAGTATTCTTGATCCAATACAGAGGGCTTTTTCCATTTTGATGTATGAGATTTCTAAAAATGATCAGGAAAACATTAGGAGATGGGCTTTAAAAGAAGGGGTTATCCTTAGAGAATTCTATATGCCCAAGATCATGAATGGATTTTATGATACAGATCTTGAAAGGCAAAAAAAGCTTTTTGAGGCCTGTGAGAGAATAGCCTTTGATCGCTTTCATTGGGGGTAATTTGGTGCTGGAAACTCTTGTCCACTTTTTTAGAATAGAGATGGGGATTTTTGAAAGAACATTCAAACCCTATCCCAATGAAAAAATTGATTTTTATCCTATTTGGGCTCACGCTGTTATTATCAGCATGTCAAAAAGAGCCATTTGCTGAAAAACACAGATCTGAAGATGTTTTCTTGAAAATAAAACATTGGGAGGGGCACTCTGGAAAGCAGACTGGAATCACTTTGCAACAAGTTGATAGCTGTCTTGCAAAGATTGATTCCGGGGAGCAAGAGGAGTGCTTCTCTATTTCAGATTTGGTGAGTGATTTTCTACCGATATATGGAACGGAATATCCAGATATAATTCCTGTTACTGATGGGTATAGACAAGATGTTAATTTTTGTTCTCTAGGAAGAATCAACTGCTTTACCTATCAACGAAATGAAGATGGAACAACATCTTGGTTAGGAACTGGAGGTATCCAATGGGATTCAACTCAATGGATTATACCTTTTGAGGTCTCTGATGGAGTTTGGGAAGAGCAGCTGGCCGGGACTGGTCCATCTTTACAGTTCCAGACCTACACCATTCCATGCGATGGCTATCAACCCGCATGCAATGGGAATCACTTTTTAACTCTAAGATCTTGGTATCAGGGAGCTGAATATGTGAATGCCGGAGAGATATTTATACTCATCAACAATGTTCCATATAATATTCCACAGTGTAATACTGGTCCAGATATACCTCTTTGGTATGATCCAAATGAAGAAATAATATTTTTTCCAGAGCCTTATCCTTGTCTGGTTCCTGGCACTGCCAAGGGGGACTATAATGGAGATTTCAAAGTAAACACATCAGATCTTTTGATTCTGATCTCCAATCTCTGTAACTCATGAAGTGGTGGAATTCTAAAGTTGAAAATTGGAGCTGTTGGACCACTGTGATCTGTTCATCTCTCTCTCTCTTATTTTCAATTGGAACTTGTAATGAATTGAAGGGGCAAGGACTGGGATGCCCCTCAGATATTTGTGAGGATGCTATTTCTGTTGTAGATCAGATATGGGAACCTTTTTGCAATGATAACTGTACTGAAGATTTTGATCTTAACTGGAATCCGAGCTGGCCTTATTGGGACTTCCCTTGTGGCTATCTTAATTATGACCAATGGTATCAAATTGAAGTAGAGGTTGGAGGGCAAGTGTTTTTTCAGATTGAGTCCGATTTTACTCATGAGGATTCTACCATTATAGGAAACTTTGGGCCGTTGGAGGGGATTTCAATGGACATCTTTGCGGGAAACTCCTGTCAGGATTTGGAATTCATTTGGGGCACTGCCTGTTACTGGCAAAGTGAGCAAGAATATTGCTGCTTTCCCGAGTACGATCCTACAAGGCAAGCTTGGGAGTTCTCTATAAATATGGACCCGGGCACCTACTTTGTGAATGTAGATGGGTTTGGTTATTCAGTAGGCTGTGGAACGTGGATGTGGAGTGAACCCTTCTTTTTAGGATTTCAGCAGCCTTTAGATGGCTATAACGCTCCTCCTGCTTTAGATCTTTCTGATGAGGATTCTCAATCAAAAAGGCCAGAGGATAGAGTGGTTCTAATAACAGATTTACTTGGTAGGGAGGTCAATCTAAAAAAAGGAGAGATTCTAATTCTACACTTCAGATCAGGAAAAAAAGAGAAAATTATTATCAGTGAGTGATATAAAGTCCAGAATAGAAGAAAAAGTCAAGGCTCATGCTGCTCCAATTGCAAATGCGATAAAAGCAGCTGCAAAGGAGTTCGGCCATTCTGAATCTGGCGCACTCGTAAGGTCCATGAAGCCAAAGGTGAGAAAGGATGGCTTAGATGTATGGGGACTTTCCATTGGCATGAAGAGATATGGTTTTATTCTCCATCATGGAATGGAAGCTCAATCGATAGAAAGGGGAGGTTTTCGATTTCTTTCCTCTGGTTTTTCCGGGAGTGGCTTTTTAAATCAAGCACTGGATGATACTGTACCAAAATTAGCCGATGACCTTTCAAAACTTGGAGGCGACCTAACGGTGAACAAAATGAATTTTTAAGCAATGGCGGCAACTGAAAATAGAAATGTAACTATCCGTATAAATGGGCGGGAGGTGAGTAATAACATAAAGTCCATTGAAAAAGAATTTCACAGACTGAGAAATCAGGTCAAAAAAACCACAAGGGGATCTGAGGAGTACAAGCAAAAAATGAAGGAACTCAAAAGAGTTCAGGGAATACTAACTCAGCATCGGGGTCAGATTAGAGGAGTACGAGGAGCATGGGCAGGGATGGGCAATATTATAAAAGGAGCAATTCTACCAATGTTATCGATTGGTGCCTTGGTTGGGATTGTACGAAATCTTACTGGAAGTCTTATTGAATTCAATAAGACGGCAGATGAACTTCAGGCAATTACTGGTTTAATGGGGGAGGATATGGAATTCCTCAAAGCAAGATCTAAAGAAACAGCTGGCCAATTTGGAATTATGGCAAGGGATGTGCTTGAAGCATATAAGCTTGCGGGTTCTGCAAAACCAGAACTATTGAGTAATGCAGCGGCTTTAGCCGCTTTAACAGAAGAGGCTATGATTCTTTCGAAAGCTACTGGACAGGATTTATCCACTTCCATTTCCGATCTGACGACCATAATGAACGGAAACAGAGCGCCTGCTGAAGAAGGGAGTAGATATATTAATGTTTTAGCCGCTGCATCCCAAAAAGGAGCTAAAGAGGTCCCTTTCCTCGCAGAGGCTTTAAAGAAAGTTGGGCCATCAGCAATATCGGCTGGAGTAGAAATAGAGAAATCCGCGGCAGTATTAGAAGTGTTTGGTAAGAATGGCCTTAATGCTTCTACTGCTGGAACAAATTTCAGGAACCTTCTTATTATGCTTCAGCAAGATTCTAAGAATTACACATCTGGCCAATTTGATTTCAATAAGGCAGTTTCTAACCTAGCTCCAATCATGAATGATGCTGTAGCCTTAACAGATAAATTTGGAAAGGAGAATCAGGTAGCAGCTCAAATTTTAGCGCAAAACAGGGGGGAAATTAATGAACTTTCTGTAGCCATAACTGGAACAAATACAGCCTATGACCAGGCGACTACCAATACAAATAACTTCTCAGGATCTCAAGATAGGCTCAAAGCCTCTTGGGATGCTTTTATGTTATCGATAAATGACTCGGAGGGAGGACTAGTTTTTGTGACTGACATTTTTGGAAATCTACTTCAGGCAGGATCTGAATGGATGAGAACTGAAAAAAGCTTTTCTAAAGCTTTGGATGATTTGTCAGTCAGTCAACAGGGACTCACTGGGACTACAGCGGAATTAGCTATAGCTCAGCTAGATTTGGATAGAGCTATGGGTGATGCTAATGATGTGTTTTGGGAAAGATGGGGCATCATGGCATTGCTAGGGGAGGCTGATGAGGAGGCTGATATTTCGGCAAAGAGAGCAGTTGTGAATGATCTGAAAAAGAAAGAGGCCTCTGAATCTTTCTATAAAAGTCAGCAAGCTCAGATCCAGGCTTTTGTATCTAATAATGGACTAGGAGCAGCACAAAAGAAGCTCGCCGAGGTCTATTCTGAAATTGATCAATATGAAGGAATTATAAATGAGGCTACAGGTAAGATGTTTGACACGTCAAAGCTTAAAACTCAGGCTACTGTTTTAGAAAACGAAATATCTGCACTGATAAGACGGATGACTAAATCTTCAGTAGATATTTGGGGAGCTGATTTTGCTCAAATGTCCAAGGGAGAGCTGTTGGAGGCAGTAAGCGAGATAAATAAGCAGTTGGGCAATAGCTTTTTATCCGATGAAACAAGACAACAGCTTAAATCCAAAGCAGCTGAAGTATCTCAGATTCTCAGGGGACTCAAATCCCCTGAGGATATAGATGCAGATAATTCATCGCAGAGGGTGATGATGAAGACCATTGAACGCCTGGAGGCTCAGAAAATAGAAGAAATCAATACAGCTTCAGGGATTGAACAGGCTAAAGAGGATTTGATGAATGAGGGCTTGGCCAGAAGAAAGGAAACTCATGAGCAGTACTTATCAGATGAGGCCAAAAGGGAAGAAGAGCAGGCACTAGCTAATAAAAGGGCGAGAATCGATATTTTTCAGGGCCTAACAAACGATGGTTTTCAGGTTATGGATAACGCTCTTCAGCAAGAGACCGGAAGACAGATGGAGGAGCTTGAAAGGCGCAAAGAGCAAGGGTTAATATCAGAATCCAAGTATGAGGCTGAAAAAGAAAGAATTCAAAAAAGGGCATTTAACAGAAAGAAAATTTTGGATATTGCCCAGGCTACCATTAACGGAGCTTTAGCCATTACTAAAGCCTTGGCCCAGACTGGTGCTTTGGCTCCAGTAGTAATTCCTGGGATAATAGCTTCTACTGCTGGACAAGTAGCGGTGATAGCCTCTCAGCAGTTTGCTGATGGTGGAGAGTTTTTACTGAATGGCCCCTCACATGCAGAAGGGGGAATGCCTGTAATCGATCCGAGAACTGGTCAAGTAAGGGCAGAGATGGAAGGAGGCGAAATGATCATTAAAAAGTCCTCGGTAAATGCTTCCACACTGCCACATTTAATGAGTATTAATGAATCTGGAAAAATTCCAGATGTGAATTTTCAGGAAGCATCACAAAATCTAAGATTTGAAAAAGGAGGGCTTTTTCCTGGAGGATCATCCAAAAGAGGCACTTCGGGTTCTGATGGTTCTTTAAAAGCCATTGAGCATCTTTTACGAAATATGAAGGTATCGATGAGCCTCAATGAGCTGGATGAGGAAACAGAGAGAAAAAGCAAAGTGGAAAGGTTAGCTGGAATTGTAGATTAGAGGTTATTCATTAGTCTCATTTGATCGATCTTAGAATCTTCTGTTACATGAACATATCTCATGGTGGTTTTCAGGCAATTGAATTACTGGTTGGCTATCCTCATTTTCATTTAATCCCCTATACAGGAGAAAAAAGTTCATATCCAATAACCTGGAAAACTTTTCTAGAAGATCGGTGCGAATCGTGGCAGATCTGAAAATGGAATTTAGATTCTGGGGGCTCATGGCCATCTCCTCGGCCACTCTCCTTTTTACCATCCCCAGCTCTTTAATGCGGGCTTCAATTGCCTGTCCTATCTGCACAGTCTTGGTCATGGTGTAAAAATACATGCTTTTATGTTTTTGATTTTCAGTCAGTTGCATGATAATTCTTTAATTAATCGTACGATAATAGTTAAACTTAAAGAATTATTTTACATCTTGCGAATCCAATGCGAATCCAATGCGAATGTTAGTAGCGAGTAAATACCAACAATCAAGCCAAATATCTAAGAGAGCCCTTAAACTCCTAAAGGCAAGGCTTCCTAAAGGCTTTGCTAAGTTTGCTTTGGAGGACTTAAACGGACGCTTTCATATTTCCAGCATATACCGGGTAGTAAAAGGAGAAATCAACAATCAGGAAATTCTTAGTGTACTTATTGATCTGGCTCAAAAGGAAGATTTGAGGATTCTGAGGCTTGAAAAAGAGATCAAGGGAATTATCTCCGTTCGTCCAGAAGAAGGGGAAATGTTGCCAATGGCAAAAAAAGTGATTCCTGTTATTTCTGGGGGCTCTGAAATCTACTGCATTGGGTATAAGATAGGAAATATAAACCCCGTGTTGCTCCATTGGAGAGGAAGTAGGATTGAATTTGAAACGCCAGAGGAAGCTGAGGACTATCTGAAAGAAGAATAATGGGGAGGAGGTGGATTACATATCATCGCATTAAAAGAGAAGACAAGGCTTCTGGAGAAATCTTTTGGACTGTTGAATTTGAGGTGGATTCTGTTTATGAGGGAGATCTTGTGGATGAGAAAGGAGAGCTCATCCGGTTTCCTTCAGAGATAAAGGCTCTTGAATGGACTACCTCAATAACAAAGAGGATGAGTGAGGGCCTGTTTCAGAGCATTTATGATTCAGTGAAAACAGAAGAGAAAAATCATGGATTTGTGATTCTCTCTGAACTGGAAAAGATCATTCATAAACCAAATCAAATACAAGGGTAATGTGTCCAGAGGTTAAGCTCCTAAATAAAATTGTGAGGATGAGAGAATATCTGATTCGGACTAAAAAGACCAAAAAAAGTGAGGGTTTAATCATGCCTCATTTAAAAAAGGTAAAAGGGTGGCTTGAGTTTTATCCGGGTGCATCACCAGAGGGCGCAAGACGATTTTATAAAAAGAATGAGGACTCAATCATGGTCATTATTCCCGGGAAAGACTCCAGCTCAAGAGAGTCTATAGAAAAGCAACTATCTGAACTCTTTGGATAAACAGAGAGTTCAATAAAATCCATAGAAGATGAAAAAAGTAACAATGGTCTATTTCGTTGGACCAATGGCTAACCAGTCTCAAAAAGAATCTACTGAAAGAATTTTCAACTGGATGATTCAAGATCTAAAAGAGTATGCAGACTCCTTTGTTGGCAATCACTTTTACTTTCAATACAAGCAAAAACAGGAAGATGCCAGAAGAGATAGATTCGACATTCTTATGAAGAGTGATGTAATCATTCAACTGGAGGGCTGCCTGAAATGCAAGGAGGCTATAATGGATCTCAAAGTAGCCGAATGGGTGGGTAAAAAGATCCTGTTTAGAGAAGATGAAAAAAATATCATCGAAAAAAACAAAGAAAAGAAAGGTGTGATCGGTAAGATTCAGGGATTTATCTCTGAGTTAGATCAGAGGTTGGAACCCGTATTTACTAACCCCATGAAAAGAACTACATCATGATGGCTCAAGAAAATAGAGATTCTACAGAAGTTAAAAGGGTTCTTGTAGTGGGAGATTTACCGAGGAAAATACCAGTGCCAGAAGTATATGACACGGTTAAGTTTGGGCTCCAAAATGAGAATAGATTGATTTCCTCTGGTGAAATAGCTGAAACTGTTCTGCAAGACTTAATGCAAGTTGCAGGAAATCCTACAGATCAGGAATTCTTTGAGGAATTCACTTTCCGATTGGGAGCAAAACTGGGCATCAAAAACTATAGAACACAGGATAAAAATCTGAAGCAAGCTATAGCCATTGTTGAAAAGCACTTTAATCTGGATTTAGACAAACTTCTGATTAAGGATTTTATTCTAAAGACCGTGTCCGAATATTACGGAGTAAGTCCTGATGATTTGAAAGGCTTAAGAAGGTATGAAACGTTTACTTGGCCACGCCATATATGCTTTTGGTTAATTAAAAAGTTGACCGATGAATCCCTTGTGACAATAGGATATTTTATGGGCAGAAGGCATCATGCCACTATTCTTCATGGGGTAAAAAATGTAGAGAATCAAATCGATATCTATACAGAAAGAGAAAATCAGATTAAAGAACTCCTATCCATTATTGAAAACATAAGAGCATGAGTCAAAATCAACCAGTTACTTCGCCCGAGAAAATGCCTACTCTAAGAGAGGTTGCCCAAAGGCTCCCTAGAATGATTAAATGTGATGAGGCTGGAAACCAGATCAGCATCCAAAAAACCTTTAAAGGCATTCAACTACTCAAAGAGGGTATTACCTCGGTAGATGGCCCAGGGGGCAAGAAAATTCCAGTAAAGGAGTCAAAGGAATACACTACTCAATTCCCGTATTATGTGGATCACTACAAGGAACTCAAAAAGCTGAAGAGAAAAGGTGGATGGGCGGCTGTTGGTGCTTATGTTCAGGGTTGCCAAAAAGTCCCACAGCAAGATAAAAGAGTTAAAAAAACCGAAAGAAGAGCAGTTCAAAATCTTCATGAGGTAAAATCTGTACGGACCGAAAGACCCACAATGAATTCCAGATGGAGAGCCTTTTGGGTTGTGCTCAAAAGAGAGATTAGAAGAATATTCAAAAAGAAATCATCATGAGTCTAATATCTCAAAGAACCATTGATGAGATCCATCAGAAAGAGGATGTGCTGGAAATTGTTTCTTCTTTTCCTGATATAGCCCTCAAGAAGAATGGAACTTCCTGGAAGGGGTTGAGCCCTTTTAAAGAAGAAAAGACTCCTTCTTTTTATGTGGTTCCTCATAAGAATATATGGAAGGATTTCTCAACGGGTAAAGGGGGAAGTGGCGGGGTGAGTTTTTTAATGGAATTTGAAAAACTGAGTTATCCGGATGCCTTGAGGTGGATTGCAGACAAATACCATATTCAAGTGGAGATGGAGGAGGCCTCGGAGGAAGACTTGAAAAAAGTATCCTTATCTGATATTATGAACGCGGCTCACAGAAAGTATAAAGAAACCCTTCAGGATCTTCCGGAGGATCATCCCGCCAAAATCTATGTGAAAAAACGATTCAATGAAGATCAGATTATCAAGTGGGAGCTTGGGTATGCTCCTAATTCTTGGGACTTTATAAAAAATCTGTCCATTGAAAAAGCAATACTGCAAGAGGTAATTTCCTGTGGGCTGGTGAAAAAACAATCAGAAAAGAAAGTCTATGACTTTTTTAGGGACAGAATCATGATCCCCATCAAAAATGATAGGGGCCAAGTGGTTTCTTTTTCAGGGAGAGAGTATGAAGGCGGAGAATACCAAGAAGGATCTCCAAAGTACATTAATGGGCCGGAGAGCTCCATCTTCAATAAGTCTTGGATCTTATTTGGCATGAAGGATGCCGTTAGAGCTATCCAGAAGGAAGGAGAGGCTATAATCTGTGAGGGATATACCGATGTAATGGCGCTGCATGATCAGGGAATATTAAATGCAGTAGGATCTATGGGTACAGCTCTTACCGCTCAGCATATTAAAAAACTCTCTAGGCACACGCAAACAATATCACTCTTATTTGATGGGGATTCATCTGGTCAGAAAGCCTGTGAGAAATCCATTCCCATGATACTCAAAGAAGGGTTGAGGGCTTTTGTTATACAGATCCCAGAAGGAAAAGACCCGGAGGAGTTTATAGCAACGATAGTAGAGGACTCTAAAAATCAAAATCAGTAATTATGAAATATCATCTAGGAATAGGATTGCTTGAGATTAGAGTTGAACAAAACATCTCACAAATGAAGATGGGATAGGGGTTCAAAAACTCATTGTTGGTGAAGATCCCCCCATTCACCCTCAGACGTTGGCCAGTGGTGATGTATTGACGGTTAAAGACTTTGAGGAATGGTTCAAAGATGTGAAACTCGGAACGGAAATGGCCATCATCCAATTCACCCCATTTAGATACGACCATAATCAGTGGTCCTGAAACGACCGCACCCGGCAAAAAAAAAGTAGATAGAAAAGAACCTTAACCAGCTATAAAGCGAATGAAACAACCATCACTAAAAAGAATCCTTCAATCAAGGAAAGTGGATGCCATATTTTGGGCATCAGATAGGCTTTTGGAGCCAGTAGGGGAAGATCCTTTTTTGAAAGCCGATGCCATTAGGAAAATCTGTGAGCTTTTGATGAACATTGGGAATGTTACCATAAGAGACAAGTACCAGCAGCAACTTACACAAGAAAAAAAGATCCGGAGAAAAGACTTTACTCAAGCTTTCAATGAAATTGAAGGAGAGAGTAGAAAGAAGCGAGAAAATCATATCACCTCAAAATCCTCTAAAGCAGATGATTATGAGCTTCCTTCTGAAGTTCAAGCCTCTGGAGGGTCTTTTGATAAATATGAGCACTCCATTGTAAACTATGGACTTTTTACTCATTTGAATGTGATCTACATCATTAATAATTCAGAATCTGATGGTAAGAAATACTTCAAGAGTTACTCCAATTTTTCCATAGAAATTATCAATCACATGGAGGATGAAAAGATATCCATGAGGCTTGTCCGAATTCTAAATACTGCTGGTAGAAGGCGCATTTTTGACACTCCATTTGATGCTTTCCTTACAAAAAATTCATTTTTAAAGATGCTTGAGGGCTTTGGTAATTTTCAATTTTCTGGAACGGAGAGAGAATATATCAAACTAAAGAGCATGTTGATGGATGAAATGGGAGATGGAAGAAAAGTTGATGTTTTGGGATGGCAAGATGAAGGCTTTTGGGCCTTTAATAATTGCATAGTGTTTGATAATGAAATAATGAATCTGGATGAAAATGGGATGATAGAAGTTGATGGTATTACTTACTACATCCCATCGGGCAATTCCATTTATGCCAGGAATGCAACTAAGTTTTTGAATCAGAAGAAAGTAGTTCTCAAAAATTCAGATGAATCTTTGGATTGGGTTTTGGACCAATGCCAGAAAGTACACAAAGAGAGATTCTTTCATGCTCTTCTTTTCGCTATTGCAGGCTCTTTCAGAGATATGATTCACAAAAAGCTTTCTTTTTTTCCCATATTATTTATGAGTGGAAAGGCCTC